TCATTTAACATATCATATAATTCTGGATTTTCTTCTTTATGTGTTCTCAGATGTTGGGCTTCTATTGTATTTACAATAGAAATTCTTGGTGCTACTGGAATTGGTTGTTGAACTAAATGTGGCTCTGGATCTTGAATATTCATTATTAAAGAATATCAATATATTAAAATTACAAATTATGTAATTAAGTTTCTTTACGTTTCTTTAAGAAAAATGAAATGTTAAAGAAAATATGAATAGGACAAAATTGGAAAGACAAAATGAGGTAAGAATAATTATAAGAAAATTAACTGAATTACATTTGACTACAATATATAGTCCAATAGTTGAATTGATGACATTATTGAAAAAATATATTCAAGAAGAAGTAGATATAAAGATAAAGATACCATTTTTTGAGATAAAAAAAACTATAGTAGGATATCTTCCTATAAATAAAAATAAACCTTGTTGGGTTAAGTTAACTAATGAAAATTAAGAAGAAAGTGTTTAACGTGAGCTGGGTTTCCAATTTTGTGGTGTTTCAATAGGTATACGTTTTACTACTTTTTTATTTTTTTTAGTTTTTTTAGTTTTTTTAGTTTTTTTAGCTTTTAGTACTTTATTAGGTTTTTTAGCTTTTAGTACTTTTTTTCCTTTTTTAGGAGCTTTTTTAAGAGTAAAGCCTTTATTTGTAGTAACTGTAAGAATAGTTCCACCTTTAAGTTTAGCAATAACTGTAATTTCTTCAGCATTATCTATATCAGATGATTTGCCTCCTCCAGATGTTAATACTTGAGATAAATTATTAGCATATTGTTGTGTATTAGATTGTGTTTTAATAGAATTAGCGGCATTATTAGCAATTGTTTTAGTGGCATTTGCTGTAGCTTGTACTGTGTTTTGAACAACAGCTTCTGCGGCATCAACCGTAGCATTGCCTACTTCTTCAATAGCCTCTAAAGCGCTATCGCTAATTTTCTTAGCACTATCTTGTAGAATATTATTCGTTTTTGATTTTAATCGATCTGCGAAAGAGTTCATTATTAATTAAAAAGCTTATAAAAAATAATAATCTTAAGAATCTCCGGCACCAAGTGGTGCAAATGTTGCTAAATGGTCATCAGGTCCGGTTAACATTTGTAATTTAGGTTGAACCTTTTCAACTGAAGGCGGTTCTTGGGGTACAGTAGCGACTGTAGGTGGTACAGATTCACCTGAAGCATCAATAGGTGCTCCTGAAGAATCTGATGATACACCAATTGGATCGGCGAAGTTTTCATACAGGTCTCTATTTACACTTGAAAGACTGATTGAAAGAATAACCGCAAGACCAAGAAGTACACCCATTTTCAAATCAAAAAGTAAAGCAATCAATACAACAAGCATTGATACAGTTTTACCTTTGGTGGTTGAGAAAAGATCAAGAACTGTCGCTGGTGTAACAATTACAATATAAGCGATGATTGTAATAGCAGTAATACATGGTATAATATTACCAGGATTACATAAACCTTCAAGCTTATTTGAAACTTTGTTGACAGCTTTATAACTTTTGGATGCAGTTTCTGATACAGTCTTAGCACTGCCAGATGCGACACCCTTTACAACTTTACCAGTTGTTCCAACAACTGCTTTTGCGGCTCCAGTCGCTTTTTTTGTCCCGCTTGCGACTAATTTAGAAACAGATACTTTTGCCATTTAAATGTAACCAAGAATAAATTTTTACATATCACAATCGGGACCTAAAGCAGGTACCCATTTATCAAGTTTTGTATTAGAATGATACATAGATGGTAAATCAGTTGGTAATTGACTTGGATTACCAAATGTAGGACATTTAGGACACTCTGGAATTTTTCCACTAATTTCTGGACATTTTTGAGTTAAATAATATGGATTTTGTCTAATTTGTACATTTGGTTTTAATTGAGATTTATGTATATAATCGTCTAAATTAGGACATGGGCCATTTTCTGGTTCAGGTTCTGGTCCAGGTTGTGGTTCAGGTTCTGGTCCAGGTTGTGGTTCAGGTTCTGGTTCAGTTGTACATTTTTCAGGTGAAGGTTTTATTACAAGTTGATTATCAATAGGATTATTGCATTTTAAAAATGCGTTGTTTGATTCTGAACTAGTATTTTGAATATTAATTCCAAAATTTGGATTAATATTTAGAGTTAGAAATACAATAGAAAAAACAAATATTAATAAAATTGATAGAACAATAAATGCAATTGCTTTATTCATAATTGTAGTAAATACTTAGTTTATTGACAAGTGCTTTTTTCATATTCTTCTTGATATTCAAATTTAGGCATAAGTGAACCAATTTGTGTATAATCAAGAACATCAACTGGTGTACCTTGTGTATATGTTGGTAATACTTTACATTTGCTTGTAGGAGTACATACAGGTGCTTTAGATTGCCATTGTTTCCAATATTTATTAGGAAAATATACAAAACCATATGGTGAATCAAGTTCTGGTTTAGGTTTTAATCCGGTATCATCAAACATTTCTGAATGGAATTTTTCTTCATTAGCAAATTTATGAGTTTTTCCAGCAGGTCCACTAACTTTACATGCTGATTTTTCCCATGAAGGAAAATTATTATTAACATTAACAATTGGTGTAATTGGAGAAGATTTTACTTCTTCAATTGGAAATTCGGGTTTAGTATCATAATCAACAACTTTTTCGCAATTTTCATCAATATAAGTAAAATTTAAAGATGACCCAACTTTACTATTTTTGCGGATAGTATCCTTTATTATGATTGTATCATCAACTCTTGATTCATGACTTGAAACAGATGAATCTTTATTATCTACCATTACTTGTGATTCAGATTCGCCATCGGATGAGGATTCGGAGTCAGATGGCGAATCAGAATCAGAACATAAATCTTCTTTGAATTCAAGATGTCCAGTATTATTAGTAAAAGACTCTAATATGGCACGTTTTGCAACACATAAATAACTGCTTATCAAGAAAATTAAAATAATTAAAGCTAACCAATTTACCATTACAAATTTGAGATAAAAAAAATTTATAATCAATTACATTTCTAAATAATAATGGAACAAAAGTATTCAATAATAGGAATATTATGGATAATTGTATTTACACTAATATTATACAGGAGAAATAGTTCAAATAATATAATTCTTTTGTGTGCATTGTTAATTTCTTTTGTAATATTGAAATCAGAACAAAAAAAAGTACCATATTTATCAGAAAATATATCAAATAATGAAGAAATAATGGATTGGCTTGATTGTCTTATTAATTCAAAAAATGATAATGATAAAGACAGGTGCTATATTGAAATACGTAACATGTTATATAGTGATTCTTTATTAAAAGAAGGAAATGATCATAAAATGATTTTGAATATAATAAGTAAATACAAGCCAAAAGGTGTATTACCTTTTAATATTGAAAACGATGATAGCTATAGTATAAGTACTGGATTTACTAAATAATTAGTACAAAATTTTATAATATTGTAAAATTATAATAATGAATTTCAAGGATACGTGTAAATTATTATTATGCACATTATTAGTGATAATAATTTGGTTATTTATGCAAAAACATAGATTAATACAAATAGAAAGTTTTGAACAAAAAGATGAAGAAAAAAAAGATGAAAAATTATCAGAAATTTATGGAGAAAACATCAATTTATTAGAAAAAGCTGTAAATGTATTAGGTGGCGCACCATTAATGATAAAATCTTTGATAAAGGTGGCACTTTCAAAAAAGAAGGAATTGGATGCACTTGAAAGTGATAGTGAAGAAGATTCAAGTAATAAAAATGGTGAAGAATCAAGTGAAGAATCAAGTGAAGAATCAAGTGAAGAATCAAGTGAAGAATCAAGCGAAGAAGATATAATATTAGAAATAGATGAAGAAGAATATGAAGAATTTGAACAAGAATCAGAATCAGAACAAGATTCAGATTCAGAACAAGATTCTGACTTAGACTCGGATAAAGATTCGGAAGAAGAATACAAAGACAAAACATTATATGCACCGGTATCAACATGTAAATTTAAAAAAGGGTTAAAAATAACAAAAGAACAAATAAAAGATATAGAAAATGATTTGAAAAAATATTCAAACAATTCTTTAACTAATATTATAGATATGTTTAAGAAAAAAGGATTGATATCAGAAAAAATAGATGGTTCAAAAGAATATGTAGGAGGTACTATAAATAATATATATTATGAGGGCATGAATAAAATGTCATGTAAATTAGTAAAATTATATTTAGAAAGAAAAACGTCTAATCCTGATAAATTATCGTCAAATGATATATTAGATTTGATAAATAAGACAAATATGAAGAATATACGTACAAAGATTTAAAATTAAAAAGTTTTTAAAAAAATTTTTATGACAAGTATTGTTATGGGTGATTTCAAATTTAAAAGAACAAAATCACGTAGAAGAATATGGAAATGTCCAAAAGATGTAAAGTTACACGTTGAAAATCCTGGAAAAGCTATAATATCAAAAACAAGAAAAAAGGCAAGAAAAACCAGACAAAAATTAATGGCAATGGATTCTACTACAAAAAGAGAAATATTGGAAAGACAGGGTGTTTTAAAAGAAAATTCAAAAGCCCCATCAGAATTAGTAAATTTGATGATAACAAATCTTTTATAAAAAAAATGATTAAGCTTAAATTATTTTAGAATATTAAGAAGATGATTATTCCAGTGCGTTGTTTTACATGTGGAGCAATAATTAGTGATAAATGGGTCAAATATCTGGAATTAGTTGAAAATAATAGAAAAAATACAAAACAAAGTGATGTAGAATTACTAGATATAGATGCATTAGCGTCAAATAATAATCCTGTAACTGCTGAATGGAAGGCTTTAGAAGATTTAGAAATAAAACGAATGTGTTGTAGAAGACATTTCTTGTGTAATGTAGATATGATTGACCAAATATAAATTTGATATTTATAAATTTGTATTTATTTTTAAGAACAAGTAAAGTTTTATTAATTATAATGACCACTAAAATATTTTCCTTATCTGGATATTCAAAAACTTTGGCAATAAATCAATTGTCAAAATCCTTAAATAAAGGCGATTATGATTCAAGTTGTTATTGGTCTGTGGAAATGCATATATCTGGATGGATATCAGATTGGTGGCTTGCAATTTTGAATTATTGTGCTTTAAATATACATACAAAAAATCCAAAAATAGGAAAATTTTTATATAAAATATGTAACGACTATCCAGGCATAAGAGGTATAAATTCAACAAATAATTCAAGCGAAATCAGACAAACAATTGCATTAGTGGTTGGTGTTTGTAATTTTTCTCCAAAAGATATTACTTTAGCTTTTCCAAAACCAATAACAATACCTGTAAGAGATGAAGTGACAGTGTTGAATAAGATTGAAACAACACCTTTACATAGATGTGTGTTAAATGCATCTTTGCGTAATGATCCTCAAATAATGTTGAAATTATTATCTCAATTAGCACATTCAATCGATAGATTTGATTATCATGCCGCTTTAAGAGTAATAAATGTTGGAACTTTTTTTAGTAAGCACAACTTTTACAAAAGAAAAATTGTATGTGCACAAAGAACATGGGACGGTTTAGATAAAAAATACTGGAATTCTTGGTTATTATTTGTATGGGATGTGTTAATGGAACTTGCCAAAAAACGTAATATTGGAGATATTATTGGTTCTTGGAGAGCAATGTTTATAGCAAATTGTGAATATTCTAAAATCAGAATATTGCAATCATATATGTTGTCATGTATTAGTATTTTATCTCACAAAATCAATATTAATAGTCCATGTATATTAAACGAAAAAACTATTCATAAAGGTTGTAGTGCTATAGATTTGATGTATGCCGATATTATAAAGCAATTAAAAAATTAAAACTATTATGAAATCTGAGAATATTTAGTGTGGATTCTCTATATAATAATGGGAACATAATCGTATGTAAAAAAAATTATGACACCTTTATAAGAATAATTTTGAAAAAAGTAAATTTAAGTATAAAACTGTGTATTATTGTATATGGATTTTTATAAAAAGTTAAAAAATTTATTATTTAGCATATTCACATGTAGAATAATAAATTGTAGGACTTATTCTAGACCAAAAGTCGTAATAGTTGTATTTCCAGGATTCGGATTATTTCCAAGAGACTATGAAGATATTTTACCAAAAAATGAACATAGAATTTACCTTAATATATGGACTGATGATGAATTACAAATAATTTTAGATAATTCTGCAACTCCTGGTACAGAGAAATATGATAATTGGTTTAAGTCGTTATTAGAAAAAACTAAGAAAAAAATGATGAATTCATTAAAAGACGATTATTTGGGATATGATCATATAAAAGAGGAAAATACAAAAATAGTATTTTTTTCACACTCTATGGGATCATATTTAGCAAAAGAATTGTATCCTGGAATAGCAGATATGATAATTACATATGGTGGTGTTTTAGATATAGATGATGTATTAACTTATAATTTACTTGGAACAGAAGATAAAATAGCATCAAAATATTTTAAAGATTGGCCAAAAATGGCAAAACCAGTAGATGGTGCAAATCATTTTAGTTGCGTTAGTGAGAAAGCGGCACTTAGGTCTCTAAAATGGAGAGATAAATTAGGTATTCCAAAAATAAGTGAAGTTTGTGCAAATGATGACCATCAATGGAAGCTAAAAAGAGATTTGACTAATTATGTAAATGCTATAAAAGATTAACTTTCACTATTTTTTATACAACATATATAAAAATAGAAGAAAGTACAATAATAAAAACTTCTTCAAAACTAAGAAACATTACTCTAACGAATGTTAAAATAAAATGAAATCACTATATTGTTTATTTTTCCACTTTAGATTTTTTTTAGTTTTGTTTTTTTTTCCACCTAGATATTTAACAATTTTTTTATCAAGATCCTCTGGTAATTTATTAACAATTTTGTTACTTTTTTTGGCTTCTAACAAAAATTCTACTTTTTCCTCTAATTTTTTCAAATCAGTATTTTTGGCAATTATAATTGTTTTTGTGGCTTCTAATTCAGATTTTGTGGCTTCTAATTCGAGTCTTAATTTTTCCAAATCAGAATTTTTGGCATTTATAACTGTTTTTGATACAATATTTTCATCTCTTAAATCTTCTATAATGTCATAAAAATTAGAAAATGCTTTTTGAGTAACAGGGATCAATTTATATACACCATGATGACCTATTTCCGCATCCCATCGATCAATTATTCGCCGTGAATTGTAAAAGATTAGTGATTTATAATGCCAAAAGTTTTCGCGTCGGGCAAGCGGACCAAGGGCAATCTGGTTCTGAATGCGAAGCAAAGATTCTTGTTGACGATCATCAAAATTTTTTGCTATTCCCACTATAGATTCAAGATGAGTTAATATATGTTCATTATTTACAGCTAAAAATGAATCCGGAAAAAGCTGTAAATATTCTCCGTAAACATTATCATTTGGATCGGCTAAAGCGTGTATTCTTAAAGGAATTAGATGGGGTGCGATGCGTAGGCCTTCTTCGTCAGAAATATTTTCTTCGACTTGTTCATCAGAAATAGTTTCTTCGGATTCTTCGTCAGAAATAGTTTCTTCTTCTTCGTCAGATGATTCTTCGGGATCATTTCTGTTAATATCCATAAATATTAATATGTAAGAAAAAAACTGAAAAATAAATTAGATAACAGATTATGGAGGTTCTAATAGCAAATTTAAGAGGAGGTTTGTGTAATAAAATAATATGTTTATCTCAGGCATGTATAATTGCTGAAAAAGAAGGAATAAAAATATTAGAACCAAGATTTGGATGGATAAAAAATGGTAAATGGCATAAAATAAAATTTTCAGAAATATATGATTTAGATTATTTTAATGAAAGAATGAAAGAATTTACGAATAATAAAGTAGCAATTGAAAAAGAGAAACCAAACGTAGTATATAATGGACGAAATTGGAAATACTATAAAAAAGCAAGAGAATATTTATGGATTGAAGCAACACCAATAATGAAAAAAATACGTGGAAAAAATGATTGGACAGATACTATGATATTATATGTATTCAAGTCTTTGAGACTGAATGAGGAAAATACTAATATAGTAAGAAATTTTGTAAATTTGGAAGAAATAGATGCATTTCATATAAGAATCGAATCAGATTGGAAGACTTATGCAAAAAAGGGAAATATAAAGAAGAGACAATTAAGTAATGAAGTTGTTTTAATAGATTTAGAAAGATTGATACAAATGTACAAAGAAAAGTGGGAAAACAGTCAAAATTTATTTTTTACAACTGGTGAAAATCAAGAAAATGTTAAGAAAACATTGAAAAATAATGATATAGAAGGTTATTATTATTATAATAACAATCTGGAATATGAAATTAATGCTGCAATAAATTTTGAGTTGTGTTGTTTAGCCAAAAATTTTATAGGAATATCAAGTAGTACATTTTCAAATTTTATTAGTTTAAGAAGATGTATATTAAACAAAAACAATTCATACATTTATAATTATAAGAATTCTATACTCGAAAGAGTAGATAAGGGCTTACACACAAACCCTCAACATGCAATAGAAAGAATAGTAAAGTTATGATTTAAAATTTTTATTAAGATCATTATATATAAAATTAACTACTTCTTTAACGACTTCTTCTCTTTGTATGTCTTTTTTTTCAAGACTAATAAGTTTTATACGTTTCAATTCATTATGAACATTATTAATACGTTTAATTAAGTCAACAAGTCCATTGAATTTAACTTTTCTATCACATTGAGAAGGATCTCCTATAATAATTAATTTTGAACCTTTGCCAATTCTTGTCATAAGCATTAGCATTTGCTCAATAGAAGCATTTTGCATTTCATCAGCAATAATAAATTTATTTTCAAATGTTCTACCTCTCATATAAGCAAGTGGAACAATTTGTATATTTTCTTGTTTAATCATAAAATCAAGATATGGTTTTGATATAATTTTTTCAAATGTATCAAATAGTGGTTGTGTAAAAGGACGCATTTTATCATCAAGATCTCCAGGTAAGAAGCCAATATCTTCATCTGCGCAAACGGCAGGTCTTGTAATAATAATGCGATCACTATCTTTATTAAGTAAAGAACGAATACCTTCTTGACAAGAAATAAGAGTTTTACCAGTTCCAGCAGAACCTTGGCATACAATAATTTGACTATTTTGAGATTTTATAGCATCAAGGAAAAGTCCTTGATTTTTAGTTTTTGGTTGACAATATCTTGGATTTGGAATACCGATATTAAAAAAATCAGAATTATCATCAGAATCTGATGAAATACTGAGAAGTCGTCGCCGCCGCAAATTTTTATTTTTCCCCTTCTTGCCCATGATTTGACTCAACTTATAAAAATAATTTCTTGAAAGTAAAATTACAGGTTGTGTTATTTTAATAAAAATGATATAACAATCTATTATGAAAACAAAACTAAGAATGTATCAAAATCTAAAAACAAGTAATAACGGTCGAGTATTAGAATTTGATATAAATAATTTAGATACTTCAGTTGTAAATGGATTGCGTAGAACAATTTTGAACGATATACTAAATATTGGTTTTGGTTATGAGCCCGAAAAAACTATAACTATCAATAAAAATACTACGGGTTTACATGATGAATTGTTAGCTCATCGTATTTCTCTAATACCTGTGATGATCGAAAAATGGATTGATGAACCAGCTGCAACAGAATTAGAAAATTATATATTTCGTTTGAAAGTAAATCAAAAATCTCAAGAATCAAAACAAGGATATGTTACAACAAATGATTTTAAAGTATTTGAAATTGTAGATGGAAAAGAAAATCAGATAGACAATAATTGTTTTCCGTTAGAATTTAAATATAAAAGTCCAATTTTGATTACCAGATTTCCACATCGTGATTCTATTGAACAAGAATTAGATGTAGAATGTAAATTAACTAAAGGTACTCATGCAAAACACGCATGTTTTTCTCCGACAGTTACTTGTGTGGCTTATGAAAATGAAGAAAAGGAAAAATCCCATCATTTTATGGTTGAAAGTATGGGAATATGGTTACCAAGTAAATTAGTAGAACAAGGTTTTGAAAACTTATTAAGAAAAACCAAACATATTATAGGAGTTGTTCGTAATGGCGAAGGTTCAAAATATGATGGAAACTATATGGCAATTGATTATAATTTAAAAAACGAAAGTCATACAATGGGTAATATGATTCAAGAATGGATTTATAAATCAGAATTTGGAGAAAATGGTAATGGAAAAAAAATAAGTCATGTTAGTTATCATGAACCTCATCCTCTTGAAAATTCCATTATAATTCGTTTAGTATTAAAAGAAGGTAAAAAGCCAATAACTGATTTTGAAGAATACAAAGAAAAGACAACAACAATTTTGTTAAATTATTTGCTTACATTAAATGAACATCTTCAGAATTGTAGCAATATTTGGAAAGAATTAGAACATCCCAAAAGAAAAACTTTATTGAATTAAAAACTATTGTATTTATGAAAGTATTTGAATAACAATTGAATTCTTTTTTAAATTAATTCATCAAGATGGAATTTACAATATAAAATAATAAGTTAAAAATTTCAAGAATTGTATTGGTTAATAATTTTGATAAGCATATAACAAAATCCAACAAATATTATTAAAATAACTAAATTTGAACAAAATAGCATAATATTAGTAAACAAAAAATGAGAATACAAAATTTTAATAATTCAATATTTATAGACTGAGTTAAGTATTATACGTTTTTTTTTGATAAATGTTATATAATATCAAATTCCATATAATGAAATTGTATAATTTAACTAAAAGTATAAGCCACTAACCCACATTGATTGTACCCCGCATATGCGCATGATTTTCACATTGATATTGATATTTATCAACTGATGTATCAGATGGGACTACCCAAGTCAATGTATATGTTCCATCATTATTTTGACCACCAGTATCTGTCTTTACTACATCTGACATAGGTGTCGCTTGTTGGCCTTGGTCGTTAAATTCCGTTATTATAATAGGATGTGATACAAGATCAGCATAGTCGCCTACTGCATATATTGTTAGTGTAGAACCACGGATAGCATTAATACATCCAAACAAACCACCATTGCCGTTAGAATCACTTGTTATGTATTTATAGACTGAATTACCAGGACTTATAAATTCCGACTCTACTGTTATAGTAACAGGTGAAGATGCACAACCACTTGTCGAATTGTATTGACTCATAATTGTAGCAATGTTGTGTGGTAAATGTGTAGATAAATTGAAAATATTAAAAGTATTATTTGTATCGTGTGTAGTACTAGTAATACCATTTTCGTTTTGATAAGAAAGTACAGTTAAAGGATCATCTTCATATAATGGGGAATATCTATCACAATTGGTCATTTGAAGTATATTGAAAGATCCAACAATAGGATCTCTAGTATCATTGAAAATATATACTTCAAGATTTGGTAAAGCATCAATCAAATCAGAAATATTATTTGAATAGCATTTTAGTAAACAAAAGGCATAAACTTTAAAAGTAATATTTGGGAACTTTCCAGCATATATAATGGCATTAAAAAGGCTTTTTGCTGCTCCACTCGAATGACCTGTAAACAAGCATTCTGTTTGATTTGTTACGTATTGTAATAAAGAAGTATTTTCTGTAGCATCAACACAATTCTCATTTTCTGATAAAGAAGTTACATATGGTACAAAAGAACGAGTTACATAAACATTTGATATTATATTACCACTTGTATCTGTAAGTCCTGATAAACCAGTATATTTTGTTAGATCAATCGTATAACCAGAAAAAACAGATCGTAATTCAACTGTAAGTGAACTACTACTATTAACACCCGGAAAAGCGACTATAAGATGATTATAATGTAATGCATTTAATACACAAATTTCAGAAAAATAGTCACATTCTTTCTTCAAATATGGTCCAAAATAAAGAACATTGTCTACATATCTTGAATTAGACACTGATATTTCATCATCATATGACAATCTTGATATTTGTAATGATAAAAAATGTAAATTAGTATTAACATTCAATACTGTTTCGTTGGGAAACAAGTCAACTTGATTATTGTTATCAATTGTGAGACGAATAAGATATAATATTAACATTGCATCAATGTTAAAATTAACTTGACATAAATAGGCAAGGGATATTATAAACTGTATATGCTGTAAAATAGCACCACCAGAATTCAGCGCTGAATATAGCCATGGTACCCCAGAAAATTCTCTAATTTTATGGGGATGTGGTTCACTCATTATATATTGTGCAATTTTTTATTAACGAAAAATAAGTTCATGTTATTTATTATAGAATAATGAATATTATACCCAAAATTATAGGTGAAAAATCTAATACATACAATAATTTTAAGAAAAAATACAGTTTTAAAGAAAGAAAAGAAGAGTCAAAAAGAGTATTAAACAAATATCCAGACAGAATACCAGTTATATGTCAAAAAAGAAATGTTAATGATGATACACCTTCAATAAAGAAAACAAAATTTCTTGTACCAAAAGAATTAACAGTAGCTCAATTTATGAGTGTTGTTAGAAAAAAAATAGATTTGTCAGAAGAAAAAGCATTATTCTTTTATGTTAACAATTTTTCAATTCCAAATGCATCAGAAGAACTACAAAACATATATTATAAAGAAAAAGATGAAGACCAATTTCTATATTTTACTTATTGTGCTGAAAACACTTTTGGCTAAAGAGGTTTAATCATTGTCAGAAACGTCTCCATCTCTGTGCATACGATGCCACAAATATCGGCCTTGTTGCTCTACAGAATGACCCATCATCTTTGCAATCTTTTCTCTTTCTGTCCCAGATTTTTCTTCTAATTTCAAGTCTCTTCTTGTAATATAAATATGTCTAAGCATTGTAAGAGTAAAATCTTTGTTAAACAAATCTTTCAAAACACGATTAGCCCAAGCATTAAATGAACCACTTGGATCTTTTAGTTCAATAAATGGCTTCTTAAATTTTTGAGACATAAATAAATAATCTCTAGGGTCTTTTTCTAAAGAAATATTAAGTTGTCTCAAAATTTCAGGTGTTAAATCTATTCTAATTTCACCATATTTTTTGGAAGTTTTGTAATTATTCAAAACAAGAGAACCCTTCGTTTTGCTTAAAATAATATAATTTTCCTTTTTAAGTGGTGGTTCCTTTTTATATATTTTTGTATTAAAATAATCAGAACGACTTGGTGGTATTTCGGTATATAATGATAAAAGTAATCTTTCTGGACTTCCATCTTCTAAAGTATTTCTTTTTTCAACTACCTTATTATAAGAAACATATCCACTTTTTTGTCTTTCTGATGGTTTATTCGTTAAATATTTATCTTTAATTGGTTTTCTTAATGTATTTTGACCTTCTACCCACAACTCATACGTCTTATAGTGATCATTTCTAAATGATTCGTTGTGTATATATAAAGACACTATTGCAGACGTAATATTATCTTTCGCATGAGCGCCTAGCCCCTTTTTAACACCTCTACCGTCTGCTGCAATTCTTCCTTCGGTTTTCTGAGAATAAGCTTCAAGTCTTTGAAAATATACTTTTGGATTATGAAGGATTATATATAATGTTTTGTCAATTACATCTTTGTCAATACATGTCCATACTTCATGTTTGATTCGATTTATATTTTTAATATAAAGTACTTTAGTTGGATTTTTTAGAGTAGGCGTTCTTTCAATAGCACTAATATAAAATTGATCAAATCTATCAAGCCATTTAGTGCCTATTTTTGATTTTAATAAAAACGGATTATTTATTATAATTGTTGCTATAACATAAGCTAAATCGTCTTGCGGAATCGTTTTTTCTGGAGTAGTTGAATAAATTGACAAAGCCTGAAAAAATGCATTAGGATTGATAATACAAGAATGAATATTAGTTAATGATTTTGAATGCGGAAATACAACTTTTACAATAAATTTAAGATGTTTCACAAATCCAGGTTGGATTTTTCTCAATTTTTTTATATAGTCTTGATCCTTCATCTTATTAGTGTAGAATTATAAAATTATAGAATATTAATGAACGTCGATTTAGCGGCCACGACAGCTATTTATAATTTTGTTAATAACAACAGATTCATTAGACCACTCCCATATTATTGTGGACTTTTGCCATATGAACTATATGTGCTGCCTGGTATGTTTGTTGCTATAATTCAGGTAATCTTATTCTCAGCTTTTAATCCGATACAATTTCATCTTCTTCCACATTTTTTCGCCTTTAGTGTTTTTCAGCTAATAAAAGGTGCTGTCGGGCGAGAGAGGCCTGGTTGCACCCATTCAAATATATCAGAATTTATTGAAAAATCGCATTGTAGTGGAAAAACACGATTTTTGTCATTCCCTTCAGGTCATACCGGGATTGCATTTGCATTAGCGATTGCTTTATATTTAGAGATGAACCACTCTCATGAGTCTAGATTTTTCGATATTCATATCAAAAATGAAAAACATAGAAAGCTAATATCAAACATTGGATTTTTCGTTGCAACGTCTATTTCGATTCACAGAATAAGCAAAGGATATCATTATGTATCAGATACAATAATAGGCGCAATACTGGGTTCAATAATTGGATTTATAACTTGGAAAATTCTGGAAAAATATAAAAAGGGATTTAACGAATATTGCAAAAACAATGAAGAATGTGAAAAAGAAAAGAAATCCAAATGGAAATTAAAGCTTTTATCAACAAATGAAAAATTTCAAATATTAGAATTGATTGGGAAATGTATATTAATTTGTCCGATTATATATTTATTAGTTAAATTCTTTTTGAAAGATTTCTGGAATTTAACTGCAGTTAAACACTGAAAATAATATAACTATATTCCTCTAATAATTACTATTATAAGACAGAAAAAATGTCCGGTCAGACAATTCGCCTACTTGAACAAATAAGAGATAATATGAAAGAATTAAAATTGTCTAAAGTATCGATTGATAATCAAGAACATTCTAAATCTGAATTTAGTTTGACAAATGGAGTTCCTAAAAAGGATGAATCTGGAAAAATGGTTTGGAATGAAAATGATTTACGAAATGCGAAATCAGTTAAAGAAAGCATGGATGCGGTAAATGGATTTTGTGGATTAATGGCTGGTTTTCAGGGTTTTATCATTAATGAATATGTTCGAATGGAAAAAAACCCAAATGAAGATGAAGAATTATCAAGTATATTCAAGTGGGGCTTATTTCTATTGATTACAAGCTTTATTCTAAATATTGGTGCAGCGATAGCATCATTCTTATGGGGTGTCTTCTTAAGAGAAGGTCACTATCGGCTTTGGTTTATGAAAGTCGTTGGAAGATTGGTGAAGCTGATGGCAACGATTGCGGTGTTGAGTTTTTGTGTTGGGGTATTGTTATTTATTGAGACTATCGGATTAGATAATGAAATGTTAATTCCAATTTACACTTGTTCTGGACTGTTTTTTACAATAATCATGTCAGTTTTCCTGTATACAATGATCATAGTTGCAATTATTGATACTTCTGATATGTATACAGCTGTAATGGATAGTGTAAATGGTTAAAAATCTAATAATATTATGATTTTATGGATGTAAAATGTTCAAAACTCCTTTTTTAAGAGGAGTATTGTAACCTTTGCATGCAACAATCTTGTTTTTAAATGAATAAGGTTTGTCAATTAAAGATTTAGATGGCAAAACCGTTCTAACAACAATATCAGCCATGTTTTCAATTCCTATTAAAGCTGGCGGATCAGTAACATCTTTAATTAATTCAACATGATCAAATGTTTTGTTCTTAATTCCACCTGGTCTTAAAATTGTATATGATAAGCCGGATTGAATAATGTCTTTTTCCGCTTCTTTGTGCCAATATACTTGATCTGAATATAAAGAATTAATTACAAAAGGCCAAAAAGAATAATCAGACAATGCTGTTGCAAGTCCAGTAATTCTTACAATTCTTTGAATATTGTTTTTTTTACAAGAACTGATTATGTTTTTCATAGAAATATAGTTTACATAATAAGGATGATTTTTATCTTCAATTCTGTTGTGAAGATCAAAAACATTTAATTTATGAAATGGGTTGCTTCGTTTATTGACGCCGTGAAGATTAATCGATATAGAGCAACCTTCCATATAAGTTTGTAGTTTTTCATAATCAAGAATGTTTCCTTCAACCAATTCAATACCTTGTACATTACCAAATATTGATCTTGCTTTTTTAATATCTCTGGTTAAACATTTAGTATCAATACCTCGAGAATTAAGTTTTTGTACAACTCTTCTACCAATTTTAGATGTTGCTCCAGTAATAAATACTGGTTTATTGTTGTTAATTAAACTATTAGAAATGGCAAAAAAAAAGCTCAAATTAAAAAATTTAAACATAAACTTATTAATCTAAAATTATCTTATTTAGTTTTAGATTAATAAGTTTTTAAATAATAGAATATTGAATAATATAAATTAATTTATATTATGGATAAATCAAACCCATTCATAAGTAATGATTATTGGTTAACAAAGGCAGATGTTGTAATAGATTCAAATACTAAAAATAAAACACCAAATTATAGTTATAATGATGAATTAAAAGAAATGTATCAAAAAAAAGAATGCCCAATTATATTGGTAAAAACAACTTTATTAGAAGAGTATATTGATAAATTACTTAATTTAGATAAAAATTTTAAGTTAATAACAGCATCAAATGAGGACAGATGTGTACCATATATGAGTATTCCTCATAACAATAATAGTTTAAAAGAAAAGGCTGATAAATTATTATTGAAAAAAGAGTTACAAATTTGGTATTGTAAAAATCCTGGTATAAATCATAATAAAATAATTGGGTATCCAATAGGTCCAAAATGGCAATGGAAATCATCTAATTTTTTTGGTGAACCAAAGAAAAAACATATGAGAATATATAACAAACTTTGCACTGAACCTCTAAAAAAATTATTAAATAAAAATAATGAAAAAACAGAGTTGTTATATTTTAATTTTAATGAGAAAACAACAATTGATTCATTTTATTCAGCTCACAAAAATATAAGAAAGAAAATAAGAAGAATATTTTCAAAATTAGGATATACATGGAATAAAAAACAACCATTTGAAAAATATATGGAAACATTGTGTAAGTATAAATTTGCTATATGTCCACCAGGAAAAGGTATTGACACGCATCGTACTTGGGAAGCATTGATGATGGGAACAATACCTATAATTGAAAGTACAACATTAGATCATTTATTTGATAAATTGCCATGTATTATTATAAAAGATATGAAAGAATATGAAACACTAAATCCAGATAAATTAAATAAGATTTACAACAATATACTTGAAAAAGCAAAAAAGAATGAATATATTTTTGATATAATGTACACTCCTTACTGGGATAAAGTATTGGAATAATCATAATAGTCATGATTTATTTTTTATATCAGAAACATTGACAACAATAATTTCCTTATATTCTATAATAGGATTATCATTGTTTGTATAATCAAATTGGAAGTTAGTGTTGTAAGAATAGCCGGGTATTTGAGGAATCATTTTCGTTGACTTCTACTATGAAAAATTTAAGTGTCTAATACTAAAAAAGATTCATTTTTTTTTGTGTTTAGGTATGGATTTTTTTTGGTATCTGTATCTGAAATATGAATAACAATAATTTCCCTATATTTTATAATGGGGTTATCATTTTGCGTATAATTAAATTGGAAATTAGTATTGTAAGAATAGCCAGGTATTTGAGGAATCATTATTAAAAATAAAAGTAGACTAAGTCAAAAAATGATTCATTTTTATTGTAAGAAATATAAGATAGAAATATGGTAACAATAATAAATAAAATGAGTAGTTTATCAGAACTGTTAGTAAATAATGAAGATATACAAATAATCCAATCTCCTATAGAAAAAAGATATGAAAATTTATTAGAATTAGAACCAGAATCTGAAGCAGATGTAGGATTTATTCCAGAGCCATATTCAGAGCCTACTTGTATGTTAAATGATAGAATTGTGGAAGAGAAAAAAGATGGTTGTCCTAGATGTATATGCACAGTTAGTTAAAATATATATGTTTTTTAATTGTATTTAAAAAAAGAGAGTTTTAAGTATGAATATAAACGATCATTATTTCAAAAATAATCCTGAAACTTTAAACAAAAAGGATATAGAAAAAGAATTAAAAAAAGAAAATTACATTTTAATTAGTAGTAGTGATCGTTTATATGAAAATGAAACAATGTGGAATTTTAAAATAAAATTTGGAGCAGAAAGTGATAAAATTGTAAGAATGCCGGTTAGAAAGATAAGTGATAATGGATTTTCTTTTGAGGGTTTTACATATCATCCCTGGAGTTTTGATTCAACTAAGAATGATATAATAGGTTTTAAGGAAATAGTTTCTAAAGGAGATTCTGGATGTACAATATCACAACGTATGAAAGATATTATTAGTATAAATGTAATAAGTGTAGAATTATCAAGAAATTTAACAGATTCTATTTCAAATTTCAATAATATTTTGAATATAAGTAGTGAAGAATTATCAGGATTTAGTAATATACATAGTTCAAATAATGAAAATATAAGTTTTGTAGCTACTTTAACCGAATCAACAAGTACAACAAGTACTTATACAACAATATCTCCAATGAAATTCAAAATTCCTATAAATTTACAAAATTTAAGTTTAAAATTTACAAATAATGATATTGATTTAGAAAATTATGATAGAGCCGAACTATTTTGGATTAGAGTAAACAATAAAAATAATTTAGAATTAGTTTTAAACAATATACCAAGTTCATTTAAGAAAGACCAAAAAATAATATTACCGGAAAATACAAAATTAAATTCAGAAAATAGCGAATCACAACTGATTTATGAAAAAAATGTATCTGTAATAGATGGTTATATAAAAGATGCATTAGTTATTGTCCGTGATTTAGATGGAAATGTTTTGAGCAAAGATTTTAGTAATACAAATGGAATATGTATGACAAAATTTAAGAATGGTTCAAAAATTCTTGTTTTGACTGCAGATGGTGGTACTGATATGTCATATAATGGGAAAAATAAATTAGAATTTAGAGCATTATACAATCCTTTTGTAAAAAAGTTTAAAAATTTACAAATAACACCTATAACAACTTTATTAGCAGATTATGTAATTTACAAGGAGAAAAAACAAAAAAACATAAGATTGAAAGTATTGGAAGATAGTATTGATGAATTAAGAGAAGCTTTGAATCTGAAAAATATAGATACAGATTATATAAAAACAAAAAATTTAAAGGCGGCAATAACAGCATATAGAATAGTAAATGTAACATATACTGGGAATTATTTATTGGAAAAATATGTAAAAAAATATAATACAGGAAATTCATATTTTTCTACTAAGTTAGCATTAGCAATAATAGATAATGGTTTAAATATAAATACACTATCGCATCTTGAAATATTTATAAAGAATCTAATTGATGATAATAATAAAGAAAAACTTGATTCAAATCAATTGAAAAATATTTCATTAGTATTAAAAAAACTGTTATGTCATAATTGTTTTGACAAGCAAGATGTAAACTTTGAATTATTAGGCAAAGCCAGTTTAGCATTTCATAAAGATTTAGATGCGGGATTTGATATTGAAAAAGAAAATTTAGATTATAAAAGTATTGTAGAAATTAGAGAAAAACTGGATATATTAAGTGGTGAACAAATAGAACCAAAGCCAAAATTTAAAATGAATATAATTGTGGAAAATATTGATAATATAAGTATTGAATTGAAAGAAAGCATAGAAAGAGTATTGTTGATATTAGAAGAATCTATAATAAAAGGCTATAATTTAAAAAAACAGCCTTTGATAAAAATATTTGAAAAAGACTTTGGTAACAATTATTTATTGAGTAATGCAATTTATCATTTAGAAAGAAAAGGTGAAATAACATTCAATAAAGAATTTGATATAAAAAAAACTAAACACAAATATTTATTTAATGGTATAGAATGTAGTGTATATGTACCAGTATTATTACATGAAATAATAAATATTATAATACGTAGAGGAAATCCGTTATTTAATTATATTTCTGAAATTAAAGATGATATTTTATATAATGAACTAAGTCAGAATTCTTTTATAAGTATGAAAACAGTAAGTTTAATTCAAGCCAGTGGATATGTTGTTAACATGGAATCAATTTTTGTTCATGAAGATTGGGAAAAAAAGTCTGTAAATTATGTAGGTTATGATTATAAAAAAGTGAATAATTATGATGAAAAATCGGAATTAATATTTGGAGAACTTCTCCCATTAAAATGGTATAATTCGGTAATTAATACTCCAATATTTGATTCAAAAAAAATATGTAAAATAAATGAAATAGTATTAAAAATTGATGAAAATGAAGAAACATTTGAAGTAATATTGAATATAAATTCAAAATTAGATGGATACATTTGTTTAACACCCAATATGTATATTGATAAAATACATGTATATTCGGAAAGATTGATAAGAACAAAAGTAAAAAATAGAAAAAATATTGAAGTAAAATTAAATTTGAGCAAAAATTTTGAACTAATTAGAAAGAATGATCATTTATTGAAATTTGAAATAAGTTTTTATTTTGGTTCTAATTCTTCTATAACTGAAAAATGTGTAAATACATATATTATAAAAAACACTGTAAAATGGGCAAAATTATCAAAATTAGAATCAGATGATAATATGGATTATATAAAACATTTAGAAGAATTAGAATTCAAGGAAGAGGAAGAAGAAACTATACAATATTTATTAATTCCTGGCGAAAGAGAGGATGACGATTTAATTGGTTATGAAGAGCCTGTTCCATATGAAGAAGCATTATTTGGAATTATTGAAGGAGACAAAATAGAATATGATAGGCACCTCGAACAGTTGGGTCTTTCAAAGTTTATTGTTAAGAGTTTGTTTTTGGAAAATTATGATAGTATTTATCCTTCTGATTCCTCTGGAAACGAATCTTGTTTTAAAGATTTTACTACAAAAATGTATATTTTTACATTGAATAAAATAGCTATTTTTAATACGAGTTTTACAGGACTAGCTGGTCGCGGTGGCATGTCTGACCCGTGGATTGCAGATAACGTTATAGATATTCCTGAAAACATAATTGATGTAGATTATATTTGGACTCAAGATGTTAGTGGAAATACTTTTCTGGAAAATGGTGTATACATATTATGTAGTACAAAAATATTAATATATTGGGATGGAGATGAGGGGAAAACACCAACGCCAATATCCAATGATGCATCAGGAACAAAAATGGAGTTAACTGACCCAATTCATTTTGAAAATTTACAAGGATGTTCGTTAATAAAAGATGAAAATATATTAGTTGTAATTGATAATAAAAATTTGAATTCAACTGGAGCGATTCATGTTATAGATGTTAGTGATAAAACAAGAATGAATTTAATATATTCTGTAATTGATGATAATTTGAAAGGATGTTATAGAATAGTTTGTAATAACAAAAGTGATTCACAAAAGGCATACATAATAAGTCGTAGTGAAAATGCACTTATACAAGTAGATTTGAATAATAATTATTTGCCAACAATAGAAAGTAAATTTACTTCGGAATTACTAAAGGATCCTCGTAGTATTATTTATATTGAAAATAAAGAACTACTCTTGTTGGTTTGTTACATATCAAAAATGGTATTGGTTTTTGATGTAAATAGTTCTCTTAAATTAATTAGAGCAATTGCAACAAAATATAATCCATTCGATGTGGCTTATAATTTGAGTGAAGATAATTTGGGTTTAACATTGTATATATCAAATAATTCAAAACAAAATCCAATATCTGAAATAGAATTGTATGATTCGAGTGGAGTATTACAAGTTTATAATCAGGTAACAGAATTTAAATTTACTGAAAGCAGTCAGAGAATATATAATAACCTGTATTACGAAAAGTCTATAAAAATTGATAGCAGTGGTAATGAAATGGAACACGGGCGTTTGTTCTGTATATCAACTGAAAATAATGGTACTGTGGATATATATGCGAGAGCTGGTCTGGATGTAGAGCAAGACCAAAATTCATTAGATAAATTTAAAGATTGTAAAGAAGACTTTCAGGAAGTAGATGAAATAGACACTAATGGAGAAGAGTATAAAATATTGAGTATAAATAGAGATATTAGTGGGAATCATTTATTAGAATTAGATAAACAATTTCTTGATACTGACGGTGAAAAATTAGCAAATATGAATTTATTGAAAGATAATAATAGTAGAGTAATATTGAATAAAAATTTACAAGCAAATATAACAATAGGTTTGACAAGTCAAATAATATTGGATGATAAAAAATATATATAAAAGTTATGCTTGATAGTAAGTGGATAGAAGCTTTGTTTGCAATTTTAATAAATACGGGTTCTTCATATGTAATAAGTGATGTTCAGCAATTATTTAATGATTTTTTTTCGAATAAATTAATAAAATTAATAGTAATATTTTCAATATGTTTTGCATCAACACAAGATATATTTGTATCTCTTTGTATATCTATTGGATTTGTATTAATAGTATATGTGTTACTAGATGGAAATTGTGAAGTATGTTTACCAAAATTAAGAAAAATTCTTAGAAAAAAACTATTGAATATAGAAGAGTCTTCAAAAGAAGACTTTAAAAGTATGAATTTAAATGTAAATAAATAGGAATAGTATTTTTGAAACATCCATAAAAGTGTAAAGTAGCAGAATTATCAAAAAGAGGAATAAAAGGATTATTTAATACATACCATGGTACTTTAGTAATATTATAATTTGGGAGTATGTGTTTTATGAATGCTGGTTGTTCATAGCAAGGATGAATAGCAAAAGGCATGTTTGTTTGAAATAGATTAGTTTTATCATCTTTGTGCCAAAATTTGTAATATTTGTTATAATAAAGTTGTATCCATTGTTTAATAAGAAGTTTACCAGTATTATTATTTCTAACGAACCATACGCCGGCACAGAATTCGGATAATGGATTATCACCACTCATAAGAAATAATGGAGTAGAATTAATAAGTTTAATTAATTTTTGTGAGTTATGTATAATTGCATCAGAATCTAACCACAAAACTCCGTCATATTTATCATCACTAATCAATTTATTAGTAAGTTTAACTTTAATCCAATATTGTGATATAGAATTATCAATATTAGGTTTAATATATTCAAATATATCTAAATTGTCACATATATTTTTGTTTTTAAGCATTAGTTTTTCTAAATTATTATTATGACGATTGTCATATTGTAAAACGGCATATTTCATAATTGAGTTTATAAATAATAGACTTAATATATAAGTACGAAATACAATAATAAACTATGAATATTAAAAGAGTAATAGGGATGTGTTTTAGTTTATTGTCATTATCATCATGTTTCAATATACCAAAAAGAAGAATGAATAATAGAATGCTAAGATGTGGTGATACAGTAATGTATTCAAATAGGGAAAATGCTCCCATAAATGCTCCTGTAAATGCGTTAGAAAATGCATTAGAAGGAAATAAAGAAGAAATAGTAGTAAAATATTGGACAATATCTGATTTATATTCAAAATTAGAAGAAGATCAAGTAGAATTGGGTGCTTTTTCAGAAGATAGTAATAAGGTAACAGTATTAGATAGACAAGGTTATGAACATGTTATAAAAATATTAAGTTCTGATGTTCCGGCATTAACTGAATTATTTAGAAAAAAGAAAGTAAGATTTGCTGTAGCAGGAAATCGTGGTGGAATTTTGTCTGGATTAGTGAATTTATTATTTCCATTATCATTGTTAACTTTTATTTTATATAGTTTCAGAATAAATGGAATGAATAATAACAATATTGGCGGTGGTGGTGGTGGTATTTTTGGAATGCAAAATATGCAAAATTTAAATTTTGAAACAAAAACAGGAGTATCATTTGCAGATGTGGCTGGTTGTGATGAGTCAAAATTGGAATTGATGGAAGTTGTGGATTTTTTAAAGTATCCTCAGAATTTTACAGATATTGGTGCTGAAGCGCCAAGAGGTGTATTATTAGAAGGTCCACCTGGAACTGGAAAAACTTTATTAGCAAAAGCAGTAGCTGGAGAAGCAGGAGTAGGATTTGTTTCTACAACTGGTTCAGAGTTTGTTGAAGTTTATGTTGGTGTTGGTGCAAGCCGTGTGAGAAAAATGTTTAAGGACGCAAAAAAGAATAGTCCTTGTATAATTTTTATAGACGAAATAGATGCAATTGGAAAAAGTCGTTCGTCAGGAGGGCCGGGAACTAATGATGAAAGAGATCAAACTTTGAATCAAATTTTGTCTGAAATGGATGGTTTTTCTGGAAATACTGGATTAATAGTATTAGCGGCAACAAATAGAGCTGAGATTCTGGATTCAGCATTACTTCGTCCGGGTAGATTTGACAGACGTGTACCAGTTGGTCTTCCAGATAAATTAGGTCGTTTTGAAATTTTGAAAGTTCATGCCCGTGGAAAAAAATTATCAAAAGAAGTAAAGTTGGAAGAAATTGCAAGTAGAACAATAGGATTTTCAGGGGCATCTTTAAAGAATTTATTGAATGAAGCGGCCATTGTATCTGTCAGAAATGGGAAAAATGTAATTGACTATGATTCAATAGATTATGCAATAGATCGGATAACAGTAGGAATTCAGAAACCGATCGGACCAAATGTAAAAAAAGAATTAGTAGCATATCATGAAGCTGGTCATGCTTTAATGGCGGCCTTAACACCTGGTTATGATAATGTAACAAAGGTAACTATAATACCAAGAACAAATGGTGCGGGTGGATTTACATTATTTACTCCTTCAGAAGAAAGAAGTGAAAGTGGATTATATAGTCAAAAATATTTGAAATCACAATTAGCAGTAGCACTTGGTGGAAGAGTAGCGGAAGAAATAGTTTATGGTCAAGATGAAATAACTACTGGTGCTTCGGGTGATCTTCAAAGAGTTCGAGAGTTAGCGCGTATGATGATAACACAATGGGGTTTCAGAAATGATACGGATATAACTGATTTTCCGATAGCATGGGATTCAAATGAACCAAAATATGGAGAACAATCATTATTATCAATAGATACTGAAAATGCAATAGATTTAGAAATAAAAAAGGTTGTAAAGCAAGCTTATAATGAATGTAAAGAAGCTTTAACAAATAATAGACATATAATGGATGCATTAGTTGATTCTTTAATAGAGCATGAAACAATTAGTGGAGATGAGTTTAACATAATATTGGATAAATATGATAAAAAATAATTTATTCTTGTAGATTATTAGTCAAAATATGAATAATTCGATTATTTTGATATTAAGTTTGATATTTATAGCAATTTGCTATAGTTTTTACAAAAAAGAAAACAGTAAAGAATATTATAAAGACAAAGAAAATGAATTGTTATGGGATGTTGTTTATGAAAAAAAAAGTCCATTACAAAAAATAGAATTTTTAAAAAGAGATGAAGATAATACATTTGTTCTCCTTTTAAATGATGAAATCCAAGTTCATAGTAATGAATATAAGATTTCTCATAATTTACAATGTTCTGTACCAATAGAAAAATATAAACCCAAAAAAATTCTGATATTAGGTGGAGGTGATTTAATAGCTGCGGCTTTTTGTTTAAAATATGATTTTGTAGAAAGTGTAACTTTGGTAGAAATAGATTCAGAAGTAGTTAAATTTGCAAAAGAAAATGAAACATTTAAAAACATAACACAAAATGTAAGTAAAGATAAAAGATTATCTATAGAAATAGGAGATGCAATAGAATATATAGATAAAACAAATGAAAAATTTGACTTTATAATAGAAGATGTTGAAATAGATTTCACGACTCAAAAATCGGAAATAAACAAAACTAAATTTTTAAAAAATTGTTTAGAGAAATGTAAAGTATATTGCGGTAGTATTCCAGATCATAGTATAGAAAAAGATTCAAAAATTATAGAACATGCAAAATGGAACAAAGACCCAAAGTTTATAAAATTAAATTCAAATAATGAGAAAAATCAATTTTTAAGTGATTTAAAGTTTGATAAAAAAGATTTGAAACTATTGAAACCATTAATAGAAGCTTCAAATATAAGTATATGTTCTTATGATTATGGAGAAATATATGGTATTGAAGCTTATTTATTAATCACGCAAAATTAAACGAAAATCTAAATTTTCAGAATTTATTTTATATTTATTAATAAAGTCAATATTTGTCTTTTTATCTAAGTATTTGCATGAAAAAAGATCACCATAAATAGTTTGTGTTTCAGGGTAGGTATGAATAGTAACATGAGATTCACAAAGTAATGCAATACCCGAAATACCACCTGGTTTATCTAAACAGTTTTTTTGACTATTAAATTTGTGCATTATTGGTTGATTGATAATATTAAGATTATTGACTTTAATCCATTCAACCAGAAAAGAACTACCAAATTGAATATTTGTTAATAATGGATTACATATATCCAAGGTAGCTTTAAAAAGAATGTGACAATGCATTATAAAATAGTATAAAAAAAGCAAATTATGCTTACTATAATTAAAATTGAAAAAATATGAGACTTCATCTAATGAATTATGGTCTAGGTATAATCATATGTCTAAAATATTTTTCCATTTAATAGCAACTTGTTCCCAATCAATTTCATTATTCATAATTTTTTTCCTGAAACGTTCGATTTTGTCATCCTTGTATTCTAATAAATTAATAATTTGAATACCAAGTTTTTTCATATCTTCTGGGTTATCAGGGTCTCCTGGAAAACGCAAACCATCTCTTTCTCCAAAAACATTGTATTGACTAATAATTGGAACACAACCGGCTACAGTACTTTCCCTAATAGAAATACAATCTGTTTCAGCAGCTGTTTTAGAAAAATAAAGATGAAATGTTGATAAATATTTTTCATTAATAATCGTATTAATATCTTTTCTTCCATGGTCAGTAACGCCAGCTTGTTTTAATAATGGTTTCATTTCAGCTTTAAATGTTTCGTCCTGAATCATATCCATTCCATAATAAACATGAAAACTGGCTTTTGGTTGATGGTCTTTTATAAAAGGCCATAAATATTTTAAAATAGGCATTAATCCCCTTGTATAATAAGAACACCAACAAAAACGGTATGGATCCCTTTTAACATTATTAATGTTTTTACAAAATTGTGATATTCTAACACCGTTTTTAATAATAATACTATTATTTTTAATATATTGTGGTATTTTATCAAAATTGTTGTGAAATCTTATAAACGCATTATTATGAAATGAACTTTTAAGAAAAAACTTATCTATTTTATGAATATTATTAATAGCAATTTCGGGTAAAGCATTTAAATCATGAACATCAATATAAATTTTGTCTGCTTTAATTGGCCATGATAATAAAGGTCTCATACCAAAATTTCTCCATATAATAAGATTTTTATATTTAGTAGAACATGAAAAATCACCAAAATGAAAAAAATCTCCAGTAGAAGAATCACTAAGTGTTTGTTTTGTGACTTCTGGGATAAACTCACCATATACTGCAACATTTAAACCAAGTTTTGTCCATGATTCAGTTAGATGTTTTACAGCTTGTTCAGAACCTCCAAGATTATTGTCGTATGGTGACCATATATTTCCATTTGTTCCACAATAATATACTATATCATATTTTGAAACATTATTTTCTGAATAATTAAGAGCGATTTTGTAGTCATTTAAAAAAGAATCTGGAATATAATTTGAATTCTTATTATTTTTAGATGACAATTTAGTAATATTTGATTTATTGTTTGGTGCCCACTCAGCTTGAACAATTAATTTACGCTTATTATAAGTATTATTATGGTGACACATTTGAATTACTGTATTTTCTGGAGAAAGTTGTACTAATGGTACTTTATAATCTTTAAGAAAACCTTTTTCTTCTGCATGTGATTTATAATTATCATATTTGGCTCCATCTTCAATATATTTTTTTTTATAAGCAATTGAATTGTTAATAGTGTGATTTTGACCAAATTTTTTGAATTGAAAAAATTCATCAATATCCGATTCATACATAATATGTGGTGAACAACCCGCAACTAAAACATTATTTCTTCGCAAAGCAGTAACCGCAGTTTCTACTCTTAATGGTGGATAATAATCATCATCATCCATTGGAACAATATAGTCTCCAGTAGCAAGTATATTTGTAATATTTCTTAAATATCCAATATTTTGATAAGAATCTGTGTTTTCACAAATATCCCATTTTTTATCAATAACTAATTGAGGAGTTATAAAAACTGCATCAATTTTGAGAGTTTTAGGTAGATTTTGTATTTTTGAAACAAGTTCATCTAATTCTTTTTGATTCCATTTTGTATCTGCAGACACAATAACCCATTGCTTTATTTTAGACAAATATGTTTGATGTGCAATACATTTTGCCAAGATTGATAAAAAATTTTTACGAGAAGCAGTAGTTGGTGTTAAAATTGAAACTGATTCATTAATTTTTAAATCATTAATTCTTCTTTTATCTTTTTTCCCTTTTTTTCCCATAATGTATTATAATTTGAGTATTTGTTATATATAATAAAAATCTAAATAATAATATGGAAGCAACAGTATCAACAGCATTTGTGTATGCAATTTTAGGTGGTATACTAGCAGTAATCGGTTTAATTTATCACCAAAAAAAGAAAGATCCAGATTTTAAGAGAAAACCAATATATTACGCAGGAATATTTTTTATAGTATCAAATGTGGTATATCATATTTCTTCACCCAAAGATTTAAGTTCTCAATTAAAAATGAAGAGCGTTTTTCCGCCTCAAGTATGTGAGATGAAAACAGGTCAACCATCATTTTGAATAAATTAAAGGAACCTGTAATGATTTTAACTAATAATATCAATTAATAATAATGATAGAACTATTACTTGTAATAATAATAGCATTAATATGTTTAGCAATTTATGGAACTACTTATTATTTTTTAAAAGTTAAAGTAAATTCTGTACAAGACTGTCCAATATGTCCTGATTGTAACGTTTCATGTCCAGAAAATGTGTGTCCACAATGTGAAAAATGTCCTGAAAGACAAGAATGTCCTGAAATACAAGAATCTGGCTTTAAAGCTAATTTGTCCGATTTGAAGAAGTTATTTAATTCTATAAAACATGTTAATCAATTAACAATTGAGAAATATTGTACAAGTGCAGACTCAATAAAAGCAGCATTAGATGAAAAATTGGTTCAAATAACAATTCTTGATGATTTAGATTGTAAAAATGTATTAAATCTTTTAAAATCGGAAATTCTTATTAAGAATGAATCTGAGCAATACGAACTATCAGAAGAGCAACAAAGAGAAAACAAAATAATTAATCATACATTTGAAATAGCAGAATTATTAATTAATCCAGAAAATTGTCAAGAATATGGAAAGACAAATAAAGTAAAAGTGGTAAACCTTCTAAAAAATATTATAGATGCATTTTGTTATGATGATTATGAAGAATCTGCGGATCAAACTGGTGAAGAATCTGAAACAATAGAAGATACAAATCAAGAAGATACAAATCAAGAAGATACAAATCAAGAAGATACAAATCAAGAAGATACAGCTCAAGAAGGTAGTAATAATGAATATTTATCAACTAATAGTGCCAAGCAATTTTGTATTCCAGATGAAAATCAAGATTGCCCTATTCACGAAAATCATGGTGAAGGTATTAGTCGTGGTGGAATATGTTATTACAGAGAGGCTAATTTTAATTCATGTTCAAATATTGCTAGCAAAGACGAATGTCACATAGATGTTTCAACATATGCTGAAGATCCAGATTTTAATCAGAAACCAATAGGAAAATATGTTGTAAATGATGATGGACAAAATGTGTATTGTGTTTGGAAAGATGAGTCAAATTCTAATGATCCAGCATCATCAAATAATGGCAAATGTGAAGCTGCTGGAATGTGCCAAGATGATAAAAATTTATTAGAACAACTTAGAGAAGGTGGTTTCGAAGATACACAAGAAGACTGTAATAATTATTGTGCATATTGTAATTCTGTGCTTGGTCCAACTAATTCTAGTTGTATAAGTGCATGCGCTAAGTGTGTTAATTTTGTGCCATCAACTGAAATGTAAATGACTATTTTACGTTAAATTTTATAAATAAAATTAGTAAATAATAAATAAGATGAACATATTAGGTTTAGTATTTGTAAGTATTTTCATATATGGTTTATTACTTATAAAATATTTATTTGATTTTCCTTCAGATGAAACAATTTATATAGAAGATCAAAAAGTAAATAAAATTAGAAATGATGATCGTTTGACTATATATGAATATAGACCGCAAAAATATAATACTGGAACTAGATTATCAGAATTAAGATTGCATCGTTGTTTTTATTCGAGACAATTTCATTGTACTGCTCCAAATGATATGCAAATACAAATAATAGTATTTGCTCCAAGCGAATCAAAAAAATTGTATCCAAATACTCACTTATTAAGATTATCACAAACAAGTCCAATAAATGTTTACGAACCAGATATAGAAAAATATCCTATGTTTGAAGATGCTAATTATGCTGAAATACCAATAATTGGGGGACAATCTTTTGTAGTACCCAGAGGTTGGTGGATAATGATTGATAGTCCATCGCATATAATGACAAAATCTTTCTGATATTTTAAACAATCTTAGAGTAAAATCTAAGTATGTATTACTAAGATGATAAGTTTCTGTTTAAAATCTTTTGGAAAAGTGAAATTAATTATATCTCGTTTATCAAAATTAACAAATCATGTAAAATGTATTCTAAATAAGGACAATATTCTATTTATACACGATAATATAAGTATAACTATAGAACTAAAAATTGTAAATGGTGTATTAGATGAAAAAGGAGAAGGATTTATGTTAAATATATGTAATTTACACAATATTTTAAAGAATATACCGGCAATAAGTAGCTTAAATTGTAAATGGAATAATAAAGAAGAATTAACCTTAATAACACAAACTCGAAAATCTTTTGGAAGAGCAAAGAGAGAAAATTCAACAAAAATAATTGTAGAACCATTATATGATTTGAATTTAGATGATTTACACAAAAATATATTAGAAAATAATGGTATAGAAACAAGTTTGAATCATTTAATTTGGGTAATGGAGAAAATGGAACCATGTTTTGAAAAAATAAAGTTAGTTTTTTGTGAAGAAAAGTTATGTATAAAAGGTAGTATTGAAGAATACCATTCTTATTCAGAAATAAAATATGATGAAAATTGTGTTTTCAAAGAAAAATTTGAAAAAATGAAGTTAGACATATATAGTGATAAATTTTTGTATATGTTATGGCTATTAGAATTAGTATCTTGTAAAGTAAGATTTTATATTGATCCAAAAACTTTAAAAATTCATGCATTATCAAAATCAGAAAATGAACAAGTATTATTAATATTTGGTTAATTTATTAATAATATATAATATTAATAATGAGTAAAAAAATATCAAGTCCAAAAATATGGGGGCCACCATTATGGGATATATTGCATTATATTACCTTCAGATATTGTCCAAGTGAATCAAAAAAAGTAGAAAGATTATTTTTGTATGATTTGCCTAATTTAATGCCATGTCGTTCTTGTAGAAATCATTATAAGAAATATTGTAAAGAAAATCCAATAAAATTAGCAAGTCGTGAGTCTTTAAGTCGTTGGCTAATAAGAATTCATAATTTAGTAAACAAACAACTTGGAAAAGAAAAAAGATCATACGAAGATATGCGATTTCGCTACACAAATTCATCTTCAACTGAAAGAGTCAGACAGTCCTTTTTAAAATGGACAAATGTAATGAAAGTGAATGTTGTAAAAGGTGATTTAAAAACACAAAGAAGTTACGGAGTTCTCTTATCTTTTATTTTTAACTATGTTTAAAGCATTTTCTTTTCAACAACCTTTAAAAGTATTTCATAAAGTTTCTTGAAGACTTTGCCCTCTTTTTTTTCACCTATCATTGGAATATCAACTGCATCATTGAGTTCTTCAAGAAATGCATCTTTAAAACCTTCAGTATTCAACATAGTTAATAATTGCTTAACCATTTCTCTTCTTTGAGGATCATCTACTTTAACATCAAGTTTAACCATTTTAATAAATTAATATAAAAATTGATCAAAAATTTAACGCAAAAACTAAGATATAAATAAAATTTAAGAGTATGGATATCTTTTATCACATATGCGCAGTTCCAAATTCAAATTGGATAAAAATTGTAAAAAGACAAACAAATCTGTTAGAGAGTTGTGGATTGTTAAATAAAGTTGATAATGTATATATTGGTTTTTTAGGTAAAGACAAAAGTGAATTAGATTTTTTAATTAAAAAAAATCCAAAATACAAAATAGGAATATTCTCAGATTTTTTAAGAAATTATGAAAGATTAACATTAAATTTTTTGTATGATTACTCACAAAAACAGGAAATATCAAAGAAAATACTATATATACATTCAAAAGGAGTAACACGGAATAAAGGTAATGATAAAGGAGTATTGTTATGGTGTGATATTATGGAATATTTTTTGATTGAAAATCACAATGAATGTATTTCACTTTTAGATGTATATGATACAATAGGTATAATGGCAATAAATCAAGGTAAAAAACATCATAAAATTTCAAATGAACCACATTGTTGTCATTATTCCGGAAATTTTTGGTGGACTACTACAAACTATATAAAGAAATTAACAAGAATTTCAGAAAGTCCAAAAGATATGAAGAAAGATTGTATATTTTGGTTGAATGAACGATGGATTTTACATAATATACATAAAAAAGAATCAAAGCATGTGACTTTATGGCAAAATGCATTGTATTTGTATGGTGTAGATCCCAAAAAGTATAGTAATTTCAAAACTCAAAAAAAAATAGAAGAATTAATATTTCAAAATCCACACAATATAAAAAAAGGTAAAGGAAGTCTAAGTTTTTTGAAAGTATAATATATTTTGTTCTCTATATCCTTTACTATCCAGATTTGTAAGATTTTTTAATTCAAGTCCAAGTTTACCAAGATTATTAATAAATTTTTCAGTATCAATTCTTTTCAAAACATGTCTTTGTTTTCTAATTTTGGGAATATCTTTGAAATGGAAGGCTTCATCAAACAAAGCTTTATTCTTCTTCAAAGTAAAATTAGCTTTGTAAATAAATTTTTTGAAATGAACTGAGGATTCTGTAATACGATTTTTAACATATTTTTGTGGATCAATACCTCTAAAAGGATTAGCGGCATCAAGTATAGGATCAAATTTTTCAAGATCTACCATATGAACTACAAACCATCCTTTTGGTTTTAATAATTTAATGATGTTCTTAATAAATTCTTTAGTGTTGATGTAATAAATAGTAAAATAATAACACGTAATATGACTAAATGATGCTCTTTCAAAAAGATCATCTTCATTTATATCTTTATGAATTAATCGAACGGAATTATCAACTTTTCCAATGCGTTCTTTAGTTTGTAAAAGCATTGCTTCAGATTTATCTATACCAGTTAATTGTAATCCATCTATATCTTCTTTAGCAAGCCATTTAAGATGATCTCCACCTCCACATCCAATATCTAATAAATTAGCTTTAGAATAGTTTTCAAGATTTGTTTTATCTATTAAGTCGAAAACTTCATATTTAGTTCTTTCAACAATCATGTCAGATATAAGTGTAGTATATACAGGGGCATAGAAATTATCATAAGTATCTTTAGCAACAACCTTTTGCTTTGGATTTTGAAAATTATCCCTATATTTGCAGTTATTAATATATGTGAATGTATCAATTAATACATACATTGTAATAAACAGTATAAATAACATAAAGAAAAATGGCAATGAATTCATACTAGAGGAATTTATCATTATTAATAGACTTGATTTTTAAAATAGATGTGAATCATCTGAATTCAAAGTAAAATAAATTTTTATAATTGTGAATATGAAATAGATTCAAGTTTATCCATATTATCGGGGCTATTGGTTAAATTAGCAGAAGGAACTGGTTCATCAAATGTAATTTTCTTATTGTCTGAATTTAATGAAAGATCTACACCAGAATAAGAATCTAAAATATTATGAGAACCCCCTTCAGTATTGTTATTGTGGCTATTAGAATCTGGAATTTCAACCTCTTTAACTTCTGGTGGTTCTGAATTAGTAATTGGTACTATTGGTACAGAAGAAGATTGTTCAGTTGTATCGGGAATAGTAGGAGGCATACCTAATTGTGTGGGTGGTGGTACACCTGTAACAGGGGTTGATGGTGGTGCGGGTGTGTGTTGTGGTGTAATATTCATTGGTGTAGATGGTGGAGTATAATCCATGTCTTGTTCATCTGGTATAACTGAAATTGATGAGCCACCAGTCAACGATTTTTTATCATCATCATCATCATCAAAAGGAGATTCTCCTTCGACATATTCTCGTACATGTTCTAATAATAATTCTCGAACAGGTAACATATCCTCAATAGTTTCTAAAATACATGCTTCAATTTTCTTTTCAAAAGTGTTTGTATTTTTTTGATATTCACATGAATCTTTTGATTCAGAAAAAAGATATGCAAATTTCCAAACAACTCTGGCAGTGTTAATAAATGCTTGATATATAAAATCTTCAATAGTAGGTAATTTAAGTTCTGATTTAGTTGTAGACTTATGATGTTGAATAACAGCTAGAACTTTTGTGTGTACAATAAATACACCTTGTAATAATTCTTCAAGATAATCACATTTAGATTGTGATATTATAGTTCTTGAAAACATTTGAATATTAGTATCTTCCCATTCATGTACCTTTTCAAGTTTAGTTTGAAAGAATAACAAAACTTTATCCTCTTCATGACTATTAGCACATTCTTCTTGCGCTTCCTTAAACATTTCCAAAATTTTGTTACAAAATGGTGTTTTAAGCTTACGCACAAAACGTTGAGTATATTCCTTTTTTGCATCTGTCAAGCATCCGGCATCGAAGCGTTCCATTATATTTGAATATTATTATTTTATAACAAATATTATCACGAAAACATTAAACCGGATACAAGATAAATAGAGTTATGTGTTTCTAATATAAAATCATCTACATTATTATCATTTTGAACTTTAAACATGCTTACTAATGGAGATGTATATTCTTCTTCGTTTTTATGTAAAAACTTTTCACCAGTTGGACCATTTCTTGCAATTCTACATTCTTTTTTAGAACTGTCTTTGTAATAATCAAGACATATTGGTTTTTCTAAATCAATTGCCATTTGTGCACATTGAATTAAAGATTTTGTTGAAGGAATTTTTGAATCTGACATATTAGTTGATAATATCATAATAGTACATGAAAAACGCACTTAAGTGTAAAAAGTAAAAAGATAAATAAATGTTTGATACAAAAAATAGTTTACTTTTAAATTCTTTGTTAGAATATTTTGATAGTAAAATAAACATGGATTCTTTAGTTGAAATATTACATGATCATTCACTTGTTTCGTTGAGAATGATTGATTGGTTTGTAACAAAATATTCAAAAAAAAATGGAATTTCTTACGATGTTGATGGGAAGCAATTTTCGGTTTATATAAATTATAAATCTCAGTTGAAAGCATATTCAAAAAAACAAATGGATCCATTTTGTAGACGTGACAGGATAAAATTAGTAAAACATGATACAGAGATTTTAACTACAATTGGACAAATGAATTTTTTTAGATGGGCCATAGAAAATCGTATTTTGAAATATATTTATGACAATTATACTGAACTTGAAAAAGAAATGAAACAAGATAATAAACAACTTTCAAGAAAAAAAACTCCAACAAGAAATACACCGAAAAGATCTTTTACAAGAACAAATACATCAACTGTTGTAAGTTTTGATTAATTAGTTAAGATATTTTTTGGATATTATAATTTTTTATTCTTTGAAAAACCAAAAAAATTTCTTCAAAGGTATATCCTTTATTGATCCATTTATTAATAGAATTTTCAAGAATATTTATGATTTCATACATTGGTGTTTTTTTTATGTCTTTTTGTATGTTTTTTTGATTATCAATTGATAAATTAGATGGTATTTCATCAATATTTTCTAATATATTACAAAGAACACTATTTCTTGAATCAACCAATAATTCTTTATTACCATTATTGAAATCATTAAATAATACTGTTGGTATTGCAATTGTCATCATATTAATAAGACCAATAACATGAAGATTTTTTTCAACATTTTTAAAAAATTTCTGTAATAAGCCATTAATCAATATTTTGCTCATTTCATTATCATTTGAATTCATATTATTGTATATTTAAGAATAAGTCCATCTAAGTTTACGCATTTTCTTATTACCCCCAGTGGTATTAGCAGTCATTGTTGCTAGTTTTATTTGTGTTTTTCGTATTGCAGGAGCCATTGTTCGCGCAAAAAATTTTTTTAATACATTTATTCCTTGAATTAATTCTGGTAGTTGTTCTATTATATTATTGATATTTAATCCTAATATACTAATTGATTCATTTTCAGGCCATGTTGAATTCCCTTCAGAAAGTACTAAATTATAATTATTTAGATTAAGACTTTGTATTGGATGTTTAATAAGTTCTTCCCAATTATATGTAGGCACATATAAGAGAAAATTAACATTTGGAGGTTGATTTCCTTGATTATTATTTGGCATATCAAATCTACCACCATGTACAGTAACTCTACTTTTAACTATTTTTTTGAACCATCTTCTGAGAATTAGTGTGTTTTCCGTCTCGTCCCATTCCATTAAGCGTTCAATGGCATCAGATAAACTATTTTCATCAAATATTTTCATATCAATAGTCTCAATAAGTTCTGGATCATTAGCTTTTATTTCTATAGTCATATTTGGATTATTTGGTTTAAATGTATTCAAAACAAATCTTATCCATGTATCCAAAAAATTAGTTCTTTCTTTAATGTCCTCCCAAACATATTTTGGATGAGTTTTATTTAAAGGTGTCTTATTTTTTATTTCTTTTTCAAGTTCTTCAAAATTCCAAAAACCAGGCATTTGATGATCAAGTGTTCTTAGCTGTGTTGTGCTTAAAGGTGTTAAATTTTCCATACCACCTTTATAATGATAAGATAACCTTTTCTTTCCACCAAATTTTTCTTTTCTTTGATTTAGAGCCTCTTTTTCAAAATGTTTTTTTACTTTTAAATAATCTTTACCTCCTAACTCAGGCGGTTTACTCTTTTCATGTACCAAATTTGATATACATTTCTTTAGTTTATCATTTAGTGTCTTTAGTTTATCATTTAGTGCTTTCAATGCAAATTCTGCTGGTTCGTTTATTTTGGATATTATTGCTTGTTTTACTCTGCTTCGATCAGTTGGACCCCAAAGCACCCAAGGATCATTTTCCCTAAATAGTTCTGTTTGTATACGTATGTCTATAATTCTATTTCTATATTCAGAAATAATTTTATCTCCATTAAACGTTTCTTCATCATACTTTTCTTCATCTTCTTCAGAGGAGGACTCTTCCAAATACTCATCTTCAATGCTCAACAAACCAAGCTTCGCGAGGAAGGCGTTATCCGACCGATCATCAAAATGACTCATTATTATAATATCAAAAAAAAATATAGTCAAAAAAAATAAAAATATTCATGTTTCATGGATGTAAAAATTTGTGTATAATTATTTAGATTTTAATAAAAAACTGCCGTTATTTTTTGAAAAAGTTTGTATTACTTATATTAATGGTGTATGATATACATGAGCTGATTCGTCGGCGCAAAATATCATTATATTCCGGTTTGACAAAACAACAAAGACAGTTGGCGATTAAAAATTTGAATTATAGTCAAATAAGTGTTTTACGCAGATGGAATGATTTGATTGATGAGTTTAAACTAACTGGTCTTTTTACAAGTGGTCCAAAAGTTAATTGGACTGTTAATTTTACAAAATTGGAAGATTTAACAGAATTCGGCCTTCCTACTGTAATAACAGATAAGGATGGCTTTATTGATACTACTGTAGATATACCAAATAGAGTATTTTTATACAAGGCTACCGCAACTGCTAAATATAGAGGTGATGATTTAGAATTAGCTCCTTTTGATGCTTTGACTAATACACTTGACACAATAGGCGATTCAATAAGTATTATATTGAAAAATAGTGATAGATCTTTTTATGGATGTTTACTTACAACTATATTTGCAGAAGGTTTTAGAGAAAAATCTATTGTGTCAACAAATATAAAATTCAGTAACAAAGCTGGTTTATTTGAGCTTTTTGATTATTATTTAGAATTATTTGAAAAAAGTTTAGCAGTATTTGATTTTCCAGAAGGTATTAATACAAATCCTTACGATGTCGATGTTAATCCAACAGCCGCTAATAGAGTGTCTGAAATGAATCTTGGTTTAACTATTTTGATTTTTTCTTTAAGAAAAATTTTTTCATTTTTGAAAGGAGTAAAAGATATTGATATAAATACAAAAATTTATGAAAAACTGACAATCGAACCCGAAGATAATCCAAATCCTGAAATTGTTGGTATTGAATTAATAAATGATATTTTTATTAAAAATATTATTGAAGAATTATTTGAAAATTCAAGCAAAACAATAGCATTAGGACTAATCGATTTTGATGGTAATGAAATACCACATAGTGTTAGACTTGGAGAAGATCCAAATGGTGATTTTTCTGAAGAATCTGTGAAGAATCAAATGCAATTGAATGCTGATGCTATTTTTAATTATATTGAAACTTTATATGCCTATAATAATTACGAATTCAATGGTTCTGTAAGTGATAGCGTTGTAAATATGCATATTGCATTAGATGCAATTAAAAATATAGTAAATAGAGATTCAAAATTAACACAAGCAGGTTATATATTACCAGGTGCAAATGGCAGTGATTTCGATATCCTCAAAACAGTTGACTTAATAGCAACTGAAAAAGATATATTAGATGCTTCTGGCAACTATTCATTTACATCTTTTGTTGCAACAGAGTCTCGTGAAATAAAGTTATCTGGATTTGTAGGAATTGGACCAAAGATTTATTGGAAAATAAGGTTTGAATACTTATCTGGTTCAAAACTTCAAACTAGAAACTTTTATACTGATGAACAAGGATTTCTTTCTGAAATTACTATATTAATATCAGATACTGTTGGTGCTATAAGGGTGATTGCAGAAGTAGATAATGATTCAAATACAAGTGATAACTTACCAAATGCAAAAGATAATTTGACAAAAATTGAATCTCAAAATGGGAAAAAGATTTCAGGAATAATACGTCTTAATAATAACGATACTTCAAAATTTTTTGTTTTATCACAATTATCATCTATATTTTCTTCATTTGCTTTGGATTTATTTAATTTTGATTCTGAAAATTCAGGTTACGATTTTGTATATCAAAGATTTATAGAAAAAATAGGATTAACTGGTTATGGATTAGAAGATGTATTAAATATCAACCCATACGAAGCATCACTAAATCCTAATTTGACTAATAAATTGATTGAAACCAATCTTTTATTTGAAGTATTAAAAAACAGTTTATCAACTTGTCTAAAAAATACTGGAGATTATGTGGGATTAGATGAATTTATAGAAGGACAAATTGAGCATTCTATTTATAATGTAATTGAAAATATTGATTTTTCTGGAAATATTATTGATTTAAAAAGTCAAGATTTTATTGGAAATATATTAGAAAATTTTTTGATTCGAAATTCGAAACCAAAAGACTTATATGATTCAAGTAATATCAAAGAAAAAGTATCCAAATTTGTTAGTTTTGTAGAATCAAATAATACTTATGATATTGTTGGTGGAGATGTTCAAATTAGTAGTTTTTCATTACATTCTGCTTTTGAAGCACTTGAATCGAATAATTATACAACAAATGATCCCTCTGTTTCAACACTTTCAATAGATTCAAGTAATTATGAGTATCCAATAATAATTAAAAGTGGAAATACAGCAAATTTTATTGAATTCAAAAGATCTGGTAAATTTTCATCTGGTCCTAAAATTGATTGGAAAGTAGATTTAGAATATTTATCAGGAATATCTATTGAAACAAAAGATTTAAATGGAAATGATTTAAAAACTGATGAAAATGGCAATGTTAGTGATGTTAGTATAAATATAATTGATAATACACAATGTGTGAAAATAACTGCAGAAGCTGTAAGTGGTTCGTATGATGCTATATCAGGCCCAAATATTCAGGATAAATTAGGTTCAAAAATATCAACAATACTTATTCCAAGTGATGATGAAGATATTCCTTTTTATGCCTCATTATTATCAACAATATTTGTAAGTAGTATCAAAAATTTAAAAATAATAGATAAAGAATCTTTGTTAAGTTTAAAGGCTGAATATGAGAAAAAACTTGGCATAGATACAAATAGTGGTTTTGAAAATGGTATGAATACAAACCCATATGATGCAACATTGATTCCCGCTTTATCAAATAAAATATCTTCAATTACTTTATCATTAAGTGCATTGGTTATATCAATCGGAACTTTATTGAATGATGATAATATAACTTCAGCATTGTTGAATTCAATTTATGATAAAATTATTAATCATGGATCTGAAAACGATACAATAAAAATAAGTGATTTTGATACTAATTTTATATCACAAGTTATAACTAATATTTCAATAACTCATAGTAATATTAGTTTTGAAGACAATGTTAATTTTATTGTAAATATTGCAAATTGTGTTTCATTTATTCAAGACTTTAATTTATTCAATTCTACTGGTGATTTGGAAAGTGGAATATTGAATATGCATTCTGCTATTAATATATTATCAAATTTAGATAACAATACCATAAAAAATGCTGATATTAGAAATATTCTAAAACAAGGTATAATTGCTGATACAAATACATATGGTTTTCCATATTTTTTTCCGGAATTTGATGTTAGTGAAGAAATAGTTGTAAATATATCTGGATCTGTTGGAATTGGACCAAAGGCATCTTGGGCGATTAAGTTTTTATATTTATCTGGAAAAGAGATTGATATTATTGATAGTAATCATACAGAAACAGACCAAGATGGTAATATTTCAAATATAGAATTAAAATTACATCCAAATACTAAGGTTTATAAGGTGATTTGTAATTTCAATATTGCACAAGGTAGCAGTGATAAATTAGTTGGACAAACAAGTTCACATGATCCAACACCAATTTTATCAACAATATTAAGTATTAGTGATACAAGTTTTTATTTATCACAAATATCAACATTATTTGTTAATAGTATAAATTCACAATTCTTTTTGGATGAAAATATATATGATCAGTTGAAGCTAGAATATGAAACAAAACTTGGATTAGATCCGAATAGTGGTTTCGAAAATGGTTTTAATACAAATCCTTTTGATATAACAATTAGTGGAAGCTTAGCTAATAAATTTAGTGCAATAGAAATGTCTTTATCTGCATTATATGTTGGCTTGGATAAAGTTTTTAATAATGATCAACAATCATATACAGTAAATAAATCTGCATTTGACAATTTTGTTTACAAGGAAATTATGAAATCACAAAATTCACTAATTATAAATAATCTATATTCTAATGATTTTATTAAAGAAATAATAGATAATTTAGTAGATACAGATGGTTCATTAAGTAGTGATAATATTGATTCAAGCGGAAATTCGATTAGTATTTCTAATATTGTATCCTTAATTGATACATTTAATCAATTATATTCATCAACTGGAGGAAATATAGTATTAAGTTTACAGACTATGGCATCTGTATTAGAGGGAATTTTAACATCTTTTGATGTTAATAATAATGGAATTTTAGAAGAAAACAATTTTGAACAAAATCAGAAAAATATAATAAATAGAATCGAGACAGTAGATTATCCATATTTTACTCCAAATGTACAAAGCATTAATGTAGCAATAAATGTAGGATTTTTTTCAAGTGGTCCTAAAGCATACTGGAAATTTAGTTTTTGTTATTTAAGTGGTAAAAATATTAATCATAATAAATCTGGAACTGGAGGATATAATAATAGTAGTTCTGGTCGTACATCTGAAGAAGATGGTTCAATTAGAAATATTTCTTTTGATATTTTTTCAAAAAATACAAATCAACCAGTTATATACAAAGTAAAAGCAATACCAACACTGGGATCCGCGACTGAAACTACTTCATATGATATTCTTACACAAAAAATTTCTATTGAATCTGATCCCCCAGTTCCGGCTGTTGGTGAAATTATTTATGAAGAATTTCCCATAATAACAATTTTAACTTCAAATATGACAGAATTTTATGCATCTGCTATTACAACAGTTTTTACAACAAGTATTAAAGATGTTAATTCTTTAACTTTAGAAAAATATGAGAATTTGAAAAATGCTTATGAGAAAAAACTAGGAATCGATTCAGCTCCAAATGGAATGAATACAAGTCCATATGATATAACTATAAATTCAGACATGGCAAATAAAATATCGCTTTTAATTCTAACATTGGATGCACTTGTATTTGGAATAAATACTTTATTTAGATTAGATAACAATACTGAAAATATTGTAAGCGTTGAAGAAATAATTAATGCTATTTATGAAAAAATAATAGAATTTCCAAAAGAGGTCATTAGTGTTAATGATTTATATTTAGAAACAACTATCAATAATATAATTGAAAACATTATAGAAAGAAATCCTTACATACAAAATAAGGATGTGGTTGAAACCAATTTGAAGACAATTTCACCAGGTATAAGCAGTTGTATATCTTTTATTGAAAAATTTAGTACATTTTCAAATAATGGAAACTTGTCTGAAAGTATTTTGAAAATGCATAAAGCATTACTCGGTATAATCAGTTTATTTAATGACAGTACAGATATCAATATTTTTTCCAATATTGAAAAATTAGTAAATGATTTGTCAAATGACTTAAAGCAAATAGTTACAGAAAATTTTAGTTTTCCTTTTGTAATACCTGAAATAAATGAAGATACACAATATTTAGATATATCAATTAATTCTATTACTGTTGGAGCTGGTCCAAAAGCTTTTTGGAAAGTCTCCTTCTTATACCTTTCCGATTTACCAATTACTCAACCAAATGGAGATAGTACTGATGTAATAACTAATATTGATGGTAGTGTTATAAATATAGAATTGAAATTATTTAAAAATATTGAAGTATTCAAAATTGTGGCACAATGTGTAGATGATGCTGGATTCGACACAGTAACTGGTTCAAAATCAGATATAGGTGACATTAGATCAACAATAGTTGGAGTAAATGAAGGTGTAACCGATTTTTATATTTCAAATATAAGCACATTATTTAGTACAAGTGTGTCCAGTTTAGAACCAGCAGACTCATCTGGAGTAGCTTTTGAAAGATTACAATATGAACAAAAGCTTGGAATTGATATAGATAGTGGTTTTCCAGATGGAATGTATACTAATCCATTTTCTTCTACAACACTACCAGCCACTGCAGCAAGAATAAATAGTTTTGATATATCAATTGGTGTATTATTGAAAGGACTTAGTGCTTTATTTACAGATAAATCATCAGAAAGTTTTTTTGAAACAGATTTTGAAATACTAATTGATGCGAATGGTAATCCATTAGAAAAAACTACTACAACAGAAAAAGAAAGTAGTGAAGATAATGCCAGAATATTAGGACAAAAGATAGTTAGTGTTAGTAAATATGAAAATACTAATAATGGTTCTTTTGTAACAGAAACATTAACAGAAACTTTTATTAATGGTGCTGCGGAAGCTCAACTTATTAATGATCCCACAACTTTTGAACCAGTTATAGTTGAGCGTATTAGAGAAACTATTACCAACAATAATGATGGATCTATTGTAAAACGAATATTATTAGAAATTTCAGAACAAATAATTATTGATCCTCCAGTTGTTTTAGAAATTGAAACAATAACATTTGACAATATTAACAATACAACTACAACAGTAACTGAAACTACGGATTCAAGTGGCAATGTTACTATTATAAAAACCATAAAAGATATTAATGGAGTAATAATTAACAAAGAAACAACACAAATTGAAGAAGATACAAGTGGAAATGAAATAAGAACTGTTATTACTGAAACAATTAATTCTGATGGAACTACAAGTATTGAAACATCAAATGAAGAAATAGAAAGCGATGATGGAAGCGGAAATTCTGTAACAATATTTAGAGATTCAAATGGAAATATAATAAAAAGAATTACTGTTACTGTTCCCAACTCCAGTGAAACAGTAACAACTACCGAAATATTTGATTCAAGTGGTAATATTATTTCTAAAGTAGTAGAAACTCATGAAGACTTTGACCTCGCAGAGGAGGTAATAACAACAGAAACATTTGATTCGCAAGGCCAATTAGTTAATACAAAAAAGGAAACAATTGGTGTAATAAAGGATACAAATGACAACATTGAATCAACTACGAAAACTACACTAATATTTGATGGAGATATTTCTGGCGATCTAATAAGTCATGTAACAGAAACTTTAACTGTAACAAAAGATGAAGATGGAGTTATTATAACAACCGTATTAATTAGAAATGAATTAGATGGTACTGAAATATCAATAGTTTATTTTACAAAAACAGATTCAGATGGTAATACTGTTACAGAGTCTGTGACTAGAAATCCAGATGGTTCTATTGTTAAAATTGTTACAACAATATTAAAAGATTCTGAAGGAAACATAATTGGTTCAATTACAAAAACAATTAATCATAAAGCAGATGGATCTATTGAAACAGTTACAGTAACTATTGATTCTGATGGAAAAGCTATTTTCATAGTAGAAAAAGTGACAAATAATGAGGATGGAACATCAACAACAGTTATAGAAACAAAAAATTCTGCTGGGAAGATTATTGAAATAGTTACAATAGAAAAAGATGTTACTGGAGTTGTTACATCCACAATAACAATAACTATTGGAGAAGATGGAAGTGGAAATGAAATACGAACAATTGTTACCGAAACAACTAATTCTGATGGAACTGTAAGTAGTGAAACAGAAGAAAGTATTAAAACAGTTGGTAAATATATTCAGGCTGGAGCCGGCGGTTTAACAGGAAAGGGTGGTGACCAGGGGATTGCTTCTATTACTATAGGCACAGGGGACAGTGGCGCCGTCACCCTAAACCATATGGATGGTTTGGTCGGTAACAATCATATGCAGATACACTCGAGAGACGACGTCGAGGAAGTTGAAAGGGTAATTCTTGATTTTACTTTTCCAGTAAGTGCTTATATAGAATCATATAGAATATGGGCCCGAGGCAGGGAGGAAGCGACGGATGCCACAGATCAATTGGAGTTCCTACCGAGCGATTGGACTATTGAAGGTTCTAACGACGGCACTACCTGGACAGTTCTTCATAATGTTAGTGATTATGACGCGTCAGGATATGAAGCAATAGACTCAAATATATTTGACTCAAATCCCCCAAAGGGATCCACTTCTGGGGTTGACTCAAGTGGTATTGTTGCAGGATTTGCAGAGTTTTTTATTCCAAGCGAGAACTGTGATTTCTATACTAATTATAGATTAAATATTACAAATAATACTGGGGGTGCAGGTG